ATCACCGGTCCATGTCCACTTGACGCATCTGTACTCGATGGCCGCCAATAGGACCAGAGCATAAATCATGGCCAAAACAAAATGATGACAAAGCTGCCCCAGATCACAAAGACAGTGATGCAGGCCGCAGCAATGATTGCCACGGCCCAGTCTCTCATAGCCCGAATATTTTCTTTACAAACTCGGCAGCGACACCTGGTCCAAACAACACACAAAGAATTACCCCGTACAAAAGGTATTCAATCTTGGTCATGCGCTTGTCGCCATCGCGCAGTGACTTGTCGATGTTGTTGTATCTCTCAAGGCAAAGCTGCTCATGTGCTGATAGCTTGGCCTCAGTTTCTGTGATCATTTTCACTTCAGCCATGATCACTCGGCAATAGCAGCCGCAGCAGCAGCTTCAGCCGCAGCCTGTGCAGCTTCAGCCGCCAATCGTTGTGCTTCACGTTCAGCAGCAGCCGCAGCTTGTACCGCTTGATAAGCCGCAATCACTTCAGCAGTCCAGACTGTATTGCAAATAGCAACAACATTAGCGGGAACCCCTGTCAGGTCTTGTGCGGGTGTGAGGCTTGAACGATGGTAGGTTTGGCTAATTTGATTGCCGTCTTCCATGATGCGTGTGGCTTCACGATAGAGAATAGTTCCATTTTCCGTGACTGTGATTTGGTCAATAACAGTTGTTTTGGTAAGTGACATGATTGTTTCCTTTAAGTTAAGTGTCCGACTAATAAATCCATATTAGTTAAGCTATTATGTAAGTACCGCCAATAAATATTTCTGTATTAAGTTTCATATCTGCGGCAGTTGTTGCTGATTGACCACCAAGACCATCTGGTTTAAATACATAAATATTTGTGTCGCCTTGAATAGTTGCTGTAAGAACAGTAGTCATTGTTACGTTCATGCCACCCCCATCTATTGCTATAGCTTGTCTAAATTGACCAGCACTACCACCGCCACCAAAAGGTAAACCAGAAATTTTTAAATATCCAAGTGGGCTAGAAACAGATGAGACTTTAAGAAATCCAGTTATGGTGACAGCACGACCAACTTTTGTGTATGAACAAGTGTCACTACTCAACGAAATTGTTCCGCTTGTGTTTGGTACAAAAGTAACAGTAAAAGTCCCCTCCTCATAGTCATCCAAAGTATTAGCGTTTGATGATGCTGATTGAGTTGCGGGGAATGTGATGCCAGCACCGCTTGATGATGGGGTTGCATTGCCAACACCTAAAGTTGCGACGACCGACGTATTAGCATTTAAGAAAATAGTGAGTGCGTCAATCTGAAACGGAAATAGCGCAGAGCCGGTACGGTCATAAGCGTTAAACAATGCTGTACCGCTTGATATACCAATCTCAAGCCCTTTCCCTGCTCGACCAGTCGGTAAAGCAGTAAACGTATTCTCAAACACGGCAACTTGCGTTCCTGTTTGCAAAACGCCAGAGCTAAATGCCCCCGTAGTGAACGCACCAGTAGTTGCCGTAGTAGCACCCACAGTTCCATTGATATTGATAGAGGCTGTACCAGTTAAGTTTGTTACAGTACCGCTAGATGGTGTACCCAATGCACCATTGAACAATACTGGCGCACCCGCAGACCCTGTATTGACCGCTAGAGCAGTCGCAATGCCAGTACCCAAACCAGAAACACCAGTGCTAATTGGCAAACCAGTTGCATTAGTCAATGTTGCGCTTGTTGGAGTTCCCAATAAAGGTGTCACCAATGTCGGAGAAGTCGCAAAAACTAATGAGCCTGTGCCTGTTTCATCTGTTACAGCAGAGATTAAGTTTGCACTTGAGGGAGTCGCTAAGAACGTAGCTACACCAGTTCCTAGACCTGATACACCTGTACTTATTGGAAGACCTGTAGCGTTCGTTAAGGTTGCGCTAGTAGGTGTTCCAAGGATAGGTGTTACTAAGGTAGGGGAAGTTGACAGTACATTGTTGCCAGAGCCTGTGCTTGTGCCGACACCAGTGCCACCCTTTGCGACCTTTAGCACTGGGCCTGTGTCAAATAATGCGTCAATCAAGTCTAAGTCTGTATTGACTTTGGTTCCCCAAGAATCTGTTGAGGCTCCAACCTCTGGTTTGGTCAGTAATAGGTTGGTCGTCGTGGTATCTGCCATTTAATGCTCCTTTTAGACTGGTGTCCAAGTCTCTGAATTATCAACGATTGCGGTCCAAGTTTCTGACGTGTCGCTGATGGGTGTATAAGTTTCTGCCGTGTCACTAAGCACAGTCCAAGTCTCTGCACTGTCACTTATTGCCGTATAAGTTTCTGCCGAGTCGGGAATTGCACCCCAGCCAAAACCAAAGATTGTGCCAACCGACCCAGTGGCCGCGTTGCCGGTGATTGCAATTGAAAAACTTTGAACAACACTTCCCACAGCACCCGTGGCCGTGTTGCCGGTGATGGCTCTGCTTAATTCTAGGGCCACTGTGCCGGCTGCACCCGTGGCCGTGTTGCCTGCGACAGCTGCTGCACTGATCAGGCCGACAGAACCAATGGCGCCAGTAGCTGTGTTTCCCGTAACCTCAAACGCAGCACCAGGCGCTGCCGTGCCAACTGCACCAGTGGCCGTGTTGCCTGCGGCATCTACCGCACTGGTCAGGCCGACAGAGCCAACCGCGCCCGTGGCCGTGTTGCCGGTGATGGCAATGCTTATTGTGAGAGTGACTGTGCCGACATTGCCGGTGGCAATCGTTCCATCCTCTTGGACCGATATATCAGCTAAGACATTACCGACAGCGCCAGTGGCCGTGTTGCCACTGATGACAACATTGCCTATGCCGTAGACGCCAAGGCCGTAATAGCCCGTTCCATAAGCAGCCATGCCGCTGCCCCTTTATTTAAGCGATCCGGATCAGGCCGGTGCTTGCGTCATTGACCGGCATGGTCAGGGTGAACGTGCCAGCCGTGACAGTCTGTGACCCAAACGTGTGGACACTGACCGCCTTATTGCTTTGCGTGCTGTTATAAATTAAGACCGCATTGAATGCCGTGGTCAGAGTGACAGTCGTGTAGACGATGCTGGCGCTGGGGGTCACAAAGGCTGTCGTGCCGCTGGTGCTTGGCGCAGTGCCAAACGTGACAGTCGCACCGCCTGCTGTGTAGCCAGTGCCTGACACCTCGTTGGTCGCGCTGTAGGCCGTGGTGGTCGCGTTGACTGTGGCTGTATCCAAGTACAGCGCAGCCTTGAAAGTGTCGGCAGCAGTCGAGCCGCGAACAACACCAGTTCCAAAGTTGTGGTGGCCGACCAGCAGCTCACCTTTAAAACTCGTACACATCGCTTGCGTGTTGGCCATATCAATCCTTAAATTGTTTGAGCTTCGCCCTGGGCAGAAATGCCCTGCTTCAAAATCATGTTCACAGACCGGTGGACCAGTTCGCCATCAAGCCAATACTCGACCCAACCCGTTGTCTCGGTATCGTTGTCAACCGACCCCTCGCGCTTTTCAAGCAAGGAGTCATCCATGTCGCCTTTTGTCGTTGTCACAATCATGTTTTTACCCAAAAGTTTTTGCGCGGGTTATCAATGTACCGCCAGACGTTGCGCCTCGGTCATCGGCCACTTGCAAGTCGTTTAAGGCTCGCTCATAGAGTGTCGCCCACACTTGGATTCTCGCATCATCTTGGAGATATGGCGCAGCCTGCAATAGCGATCCATACAAATATGCATCGGGGCTGGAGTCCAACAAAAAGTTGGTGGCCACAGAGCTTGATAACTTTGTCAACTTTGCGTAATAAATTAGCTCGGTCACATAGTTACTGTCTGGTGTTGGGACCAGTCTGAATTGAGTGCCAACCACACCAAAGAACCTTGGCCTGCCGCTGGCTGTAAATTTTGTTGATTCAGCATCTAGCGCATCCATTGTCATAAAAGACAAGGGTGTCGGTGGGTTTGTGCCAGTCAACTTGAAAGACTTTGTTTCTAAGAAGTCATTGGGTGTCGCGCCATACTCCACATTGAATGAAGCATTGGCCCTCACAATCATTTGCCTGGTGCGCAGGGTGCGCTCCATTTGCGCTTCTGCAAGGCTAATGAAGTCGGGTATTTCATTGGTCAGATCGGTTCGGTTGAGCCAATCTGCAATGGATGCCTTCAATTCTGTGTAGGTTGTTAGTGCCATTATTGGGCCTCTTTTTCCATTTCCTCTTTCACAATCCAAGTGTGTTCATGGCGAAATTCAAAAGTGCCAATGTGGCCAATTTCCTTTGAGACATCATGGTCGATGTAGACCTTGTAACCTAGCTCTTGAGCTTTCTTACAAAAGAACACATCCTCACCCATGTAGCCTCTGGTGGTCTGCCACGGCATATCAAACCATGGCTCACTCATGCCCTCAAACACCTCGCGCTTGATCAGCATTATGCCCGTTCCAATGCTTCCCACCTCTTCGATTCCAGTGGATTCTGGCATGGTGTAGACCGCCTGGCGCTTGCCGTTCTCATCATAGTTCTGGGCCGTTGGGCCGGTTGGCATTCTGCGTCTGGCACAGTTGGCAGCCACAATCTCTTTGTCGTGCTTTAAGAGCCTCTGGACCATGTCCTGTGGAAAGGTCATGTCCGAGTCAATGAAAAGAATGTGTGTGCAGCCTTCGGCCATGGCATCCAAGCAAAGGTCAGCCCTTTGGTTTTGGATGATCGTGCCTTGCATCAATTTCAGACTGATTGCGTCTGTGGTATTGAGTGTGTGATAGGCCACCATGTTGACTAAACAATATGTGTAGTTGGTGTGGACCTGATCACGGGCCGGTGTGCAAACAGCAATGTAGTTCATACTTTCCCAGGTCGAGTTCTAAAGAATTGATTTTCGCTTGAGTTTAACCAGCGTTTCATGTACTCCTGGTCATCGATCTTTCCCTCGGCCTTCATCTTGTAATAAAGGGATTCGGGGATAGATGCCACCAAGTGCCACTCACCGGTCCAGTTGGCCTTCTCGTCTACAGCGTTATAAATGGCCTTGTTGGCCTCGATAACGGCAGTCACATCTTGTTGGGTCTCAATGGTCACATCGCCAGTCTCTGGGTTTTCATGCCAGATTCGTTTGATGCCTTGATCTTTGTTTTCGCTAAATAGTCTTTTGTGAATCATTTAAAAAAAGGGCCAAGTTTCCCTGGCCCTTTCCGTT